GATTTTGTTCGAAACGTCTTCAATACAAACCCACAGTTGGTTTCTTCCCAGGGCGCTTTCTACCCAAGCGCATCTCGCAAGCCTTACTGGCTTGGTGAAAGCTTTGAGCAAGAACTTCGCCGCGGCGGCGGTGGTGTCTTAGCCAACCGCGCAGTTGATGGAACAAACTTGACCAACACAGCTCTTTATGGTGTTATGTTGCCGATTGCTCTCAAGGGTGATGCAAGCAAGGGTCCAAACAAGATGCTTGGTGTAAACGCGGTAGATGGCAACACAGGATACTTCATTGGACAAGATTTGGGTGCCGCTGACAAATTTGATGCACATAACGCACAAAAGCTTTTCCGACTTATTGGTCGCGATCAAGGTGAGTGGCTGCATAAGAATGTCAAGGTGTCAATTGAGAAAATTAGAGTTTCTACAAGTCTCTCTGATGATTATGGCACATTCTCGGTTGTCTTAAGATTACTCAACGATACTGACTCAAACGTTCAGGTTCTTGAACGCTTCGATAACTGTAATCTTAACCCTGCCTCTCCGAATTATGTCGCCCGCAAGATTGGTACGGTGTATGGCAAGTGGTCTGACACAGACAGAAGGTTGCGCTATTACGGCGATTACCCCAACCAATCCAAGTTTATCCGTGTTGAAATGGACGAGACCGTAGATAACGGCGCTTCTGATGCTAAGTTATTACCATTCGGCTACTTCGGTCCTCCCACATTCGGTCAAATTGGTAAGAATGGAACTCCATGGTCAGGCTCGATCACCGGCGGTGGAGGCGGTGGTGTTCTCGACGGTAGATATATTTTCACTGCTGGTCCACTGACTGCATCGGCCGATACATTGTTATCAGGTTCAGACAGTATGACTGGTGGCGCCATGGCAGTAAGTGCTTCCGCAATCTTAACATGGCCTACCGACAGACTTAGACACTCTGCATCAGATGGAAACGGTTCAGATCCTACAGACTCATACTTTGGTTTCGATAACCGAAGAGATGCTTCCTCTACAATCGCAGATCGCTCTGTTATGGATATCCACAGAATGTTAACTGCAGATGCTGGTGTAAACCCAGGAAATTCTGCAGGAATTACCGGAAGTGCATACGTCTTCACATTGGATGATGTTGCTAAGGATGGAAATGGAAACTATTACTATGCATCTGGGTCTCGTCAAGATGGAGACTCTGTATCTTCCGCCGATGGAAATTACAAGACCCTCTTAGATGCAGGATACGATAGATTCACAGCACCAATCTTTGGTGGATTTGATGGACTTAACATCACAATTCCTGACCACTTCTATAACAAGGGTATGGAAGGAACAGTCACAGAACTCAATAACAGTGCATTTTACACCATCAAGAGAGCAATCGATACACTTGCAGATCCAGAATCAATTGACATCAACTTGATGACAATGCCTGGATTGACTAAAGATGGTCTCACTACTCACATGGTAAATGTTTGCGAGAATAGAGCAGACGCACTTGCGCTTATTGACCTTCCTGGCGTATATACTCCTACTCACGAGGAATACATCGCTGATAGAACTGAAAGAGTTGGAAACAACCCAACATCAGTTGCTAATGCACTTAGGGATAGAAGAGTTGACTCATCCTACGGTTGTACCTTCTACCCATGGGTCCAAACAAGAGACCAAGCAACTGGTCAGCTTCTTTGGGTTCCACCATCCGTCGCGATGTTAGGAACATTTGCAAGCTCTGAGAAGAACGCACAACTTTGGTTCGCACCCGCAGGCTTTAACCGCGGCGGCCTTACAGAGGGTGCAGCAGGAATCCCAGTTGTAAACGTATCTGAAAGGCTTATTTCAAAGGATAGAGACACGCTCTACGAGAACAACATCAATCCAATCGCCTCATTCCCATCCAGTGGAATCGTGGTGTTCGGACAGAAGACTCTTCAAGATCGTCGTTCGGCCCTCGACAGAATTAATGTTAGAAGACTTGTCATCTTCATGAAGAAGCAAATTTCAATTCTTTCCACTCAGGTTCTGTTTGAACAAAATGTTCCAGAGACTTGGAATAGGTTCAAGTCGCTTGTTGAGCCATTCTTGTCGAATGTTAAAACTGAATTCGGTATTACTGATTACAAACTAATTCTTGATGAGACAACAACAACACCTGATTTGGTTGACCAAAACATTCTTTACGCGAAGATTATGATTAAGCCTGCAAGAGCTATCGAATATATCGCTATCGACTTTGTGGTCGCCTCCACAGGAGCGTCTTTCGAAGACTAATAAAGTCGCGGAGATTTTTCTCCGCGCAACTATATAAAAGTAGAACTACAGGAGTAACTTAATATGCCATTCTGGTCATCAGATCATAGCGCCAACCCGGCCCTTAACGATCCAAAAAGAAAATTTAGATTTAAAATCGAATTCGATGGAATTCAGGCCCAACCGGGCGGCTCTTTAGCTTGGTACGCTAAGACTGTATCAAAACCGTCTTTCCAGATCACCAACACTGAACACAAATATTTAAACCATACTTTTTACTACCCCGGCGCAGTTCAGTGGCAAGATGTAACTATGACTTTGGTTGATCCTGTAAATCCAGATATTGCTGCAACCTTTTCTGACATTATCGTTGCTGGTGGGTATAGCCCTCCTGCAGATGCTACCGATTTAGTTAGTATGTCCAAGGCAAAAGCTACAAATGCCCTTGGTGTCATTAGAATTACTCAGCTTGATGCGGACGGAAATGCTCTTGAAGAGTGGAGACTTTGGAATGCGTTTATTACCGAGGTTAAGTATGGCGATTTAGAATATGGTGCAGATGACTTAACAGAGCTTTCGCTTACGCTTAAGTATGACTGGGCTACTATTGAAACCGCGCACCCTAATGGTCAATCCGCTAGAAA